AGCCGGCCCCCCACACCTTCCCGGTTGCGTCACGCCAGGCATTGACGACCGGTTGCGGGAACAAATCACCCAGGAAAGAAAACCCTAGCCCTCCACGTTGCCCGTGCTTGCGCCCGCGACGTTGCGTCTGCTTGCGCCCGCGACGGCGCTTACCACCTCCGTACGCAGCTGCTCCGGTCGCCGAGCTCATTCCGAAGTAGGGCTGGACCCCACCTGGGCCTGCTCCGCAAGTAGAGAGACCATAGTGGTTAGAGACAGTCGCTCCGTTCAGGCTCCCGGCTTCACCCGGCCAGCTTGATGGCGTACTCTTCCAGGCGCCTCCCACTGGGCCCGAAGCTCCCGACTCCCAGGCTTTGGTCAGCCCGCGGGCTCCGCAGCCCCCTCCACCCCGGTGGGCTCGGGTGCGCCTCACGGGTGACCCGCCTCTGTGCCGGCGAGTTTTTCTTCTCCTAAAAGTGCGCCTGTGACGCAAGACACGGCGATGGCTGCGCTGTCTGCGGGGGCGCCTAGTCCCACGGCGACGGCGACGTCTACCACCTTGTTGAAGCATACAGTTAGACATTATATACTACGCGGAGAAATTATTCGATGTTCACGTGAGTCAGCATATGCCGGCGGCAACAGTACTTGTCGAGGCGCAGTGCGTCTAGAACCTCTCCTTCCGGGGTCTTGTCCCTGTTCGCTTCGGTTAGGTATATCACTCCGTCAACTTGCATATTCCGCCCGCTCTTCCGCTCCCTCACCTTGGCCTCGTAGAACCTGTACTTGTCGGCGAGGACTTTTCCGCACGTGAAGCACTTCACTGGAATCAGCATTTCTGGGTATACTTATAAGATACATTATATATCAATTTTCTGCCATATTAGTGTTCTCCACGAAGCTTCCCTTCGTAGTAGGATGCGTCATCGTACATGGCGTTGCCGTCTTCGTCGAACGGATAGTTCGGCTGCCGCACTCCGCTCCTGGCACACATCCCTCTTGGTCCTGCGCCCATGGGGCTCATTGACTCCACGGTTACAACTTTGGCGATATGTTTGTCTACCTTGGGATTAAAGTCCACTCCGAGCATCTTGAAGAGCACGATTACGGTAAGGAACATGACTACCAGCGTTAGTATATTCGGGCCTTGAGATGCGAAGAATGCGCCCATCCCGCTGGCCCGGAATGTCCGGGCCATCGCTCCAAAGTCAACGCCTATGAGCGGGAGAAGGAATGTGACAGTCACAAATAGCACAGCGAGCGCAAGCAGGATGTTCCATTCCTGCATGCCTACGTAGGACAGCGCGTCGTCGGTCATCTATATATATGCTGAGATTATCTGGGGGCAATGGTGTAGCCGGCAGTAGTCTTCACTCTGCGATGTTGAACATCCGATTCATGCAACTGGTCGTGGCACTTCTCGCATATGTTCAGCAGATTGGCCGGATGGTTCTTATGGAACGTATCGATGTACTGGTTGTCGTCCCGTGCCTCGGCCTGGTGGGCTAAATGATGAATCTCCACTGCCGCATTCGAGCGACAAATTTCGCAGAGGCCTCCTTTCAGTTTCTTCGAGCTATATCTCGAAGGAGACTGCTGTAGGAGCCCGCTGGTCTCTGGGTTGTGCCGGGTCCTTATGTCGTGGGCCCTCGCGAGAAACACCGGGTCGAGATTCAGCGACTTGCAGACTTCGAGACCGTACATACTGTCTCCGGGACCCTCCTTGAGCTTTCTGTCGTACGTCAACATTCCCAGCTCATTGTCGTAGACGACGGCCATATGCATGGCCACGAGTTTGTCGAGGCTACGCACCTCCTCATATCGGCACACCTCATGGAAATGCGTCGCGAACAGGAACGTGCAGTTGCGTCCGTGTAATACCTCAAGTCCGGCAGTGAAGATCGAGAGTGCAGAGTCGCTTTCCGTTCCCGAACAGAGTTCGTCACCTAGAACCAGGCTGTTCGGGTCGGACTGATTGAGAATAGCCCGAAGTTCGGACATTTCTACTGCGAATGTCGAAAGCCCCTTGAATATATTGTCTGCTCCAAGGATGCGCGTGAACATCTGTCTGTACGGAGAGTACCTAAATCTCTTGCAAGGGACATACAGCCCAGCCTGGGCCATTATGACGGCTATGCCAATCGCCTTTATCAGACTTGTCTTCCCAACGGCGTTGGTTCCGTACAGAAGAAGCCCGTTCAATGTATCATTCCCGAGAGATAGGTCGTTTGTGACGTAGGTCTCACGCGTCTGGAGATGTTCGATTAGCGGGTGACGAATGCCTTCGGCCTCGAAGAAGGCTTTATCCCCCTGCACGACGTCGGGCCTGCAGTAATTGAACTTTCGCGCAGTGTAGCAGCGGCATTGTTCCACGTCTATCAGGGTCAGGAAGCCCACGATGGCCTCGATCTCCGGTAGGAGCTTCTGGAACTTATCCATGTAGTCTCCGTAGAAGGCGACGTAGGCCTGGACGAGTTTGTCTTTCGTCGTTTGCAGGCCGCTGGAGATCTCCTGGATGCGCGCGTTGCTAACTGAACAGATGGTTTTACTGCTTCCAGCGGGAGACATCACGAGATCGGATATTTCGAAGTCAAACGCGCGCTCGCCACTGTATCCTTGGATAGTTAAGTTGACTACGGACTTTCCTCCCTTGTCAAGAAGCTTCTTTATACTAGTTTTGAGAAGCACCGACCGTCTTTGCGTCAGCTGCAGGGTGGGGTTATGCTTTGCGGTCTCGTGTGTCTTAATGGGCGCGCCAGAGCGGCTCTCCGTGCCCAAGTGAGAGCAGAGGTACGCACGGATTGCCTCGAGCATCTGCCTCCCGTCAAGTCCGATCTCGCGCATCGAATCGATGCTTTCGTTCCTTCCTTCCCGAATGAACGCATTCGAGGCGGGGTTCAGAATTAGGCGGTCGGGAGAGAGGTCGTCTATCTCGGCGCAGGCATCGAGGTCGAACGTCTCCTCCAGCTCTCCCAGCAGCACCTGTGCGAGAGCGTCGATCGGTCTGGGGTCGTTCTGGTGCACATGCTGGAGGAGGAATGGGTCTTTCTTGATCTCCTGGTAGAGTGCATGGGCAGTTCGTAGATCATTCCCTAGAGCTGCGAGGTCCTTTGGAGTCGCCCTCTTGAGGACTATCTTTCTGGAGAGCTTTTCAAGATCGCAAACATTCGACAGTGCCGTCCTGTACTCATTCCATTTGTCCTTCCCACCTAGGAGATGCTCGGTGACGTCATAAGCGTGCCCGAGCTTGTCCACATCCGTAATAGGGTTGCATAGCATGTGTGCGAAGCGTCTTTTCCCCATCGTCGTACTACAGTTATTGAGCAGGCTCGACACGGAGCGCAGCTTGCCCGTGTGGCGAGAGTCGTCGATGATGTTGAGCTGCTTGAGTGAGTGATTCGCCAGCGTGAGGCGCTGGGCATTGGCCTGCACCTCGGGGAAGTGGAGTTTAGTTACCAGGTACGGACTATGGCGGTACACAAATTCGAGAAGAAGGGTCAACGCTTGCACCGACACATAGTTATCCTGCATCAAGCCGATAAGAGCTTCTTCGTGATCGGGAAAGAACTTCGAGAACACTTCCTGCTGGTATATCTGTTTCTCCGCATTCTTTGCTTCTTCATCGAGGCGCGTACTGGGATGCTCTGGAGACGCGAAGTGCATCTTCGACTGGTGCAGTCCGACGAACTGTACCACGTCCTCTACCGCCTTAGTCTCGAGGTTGGACGCCAGTATGCACTCGGAGGGCTGGTGGATGGTCACAAGTCGCTCGAGCTCGTCATAGGTGCAGGGGTTGTGGAAGCTCTCCAGCTCGAACTGGCTCATGGTAACGCGACCCGTATATACGTCGACGTTAGACACCCCGATTACTAACGTCTCTGTGGATATCCTGGTCGGAGGCGATTTGTGCAGCCAAACACACATGGTACTATTGGACACCACCTGGTTGTCACTCCCGAAGTAAGTTCCTGGAGAGATTATCTCCACCAGGCTTCGAGAGGTGTTCTTCCCTTGTATGTCCTGTTCGTAAACTACCACCGTGAATCCCTGCTCCTGGAGTTTCTTCACGTTCTTCTCGAGAACCGTCACACCGAACCCGGCCATTACGACCGGCTTTCCGCGGTGGGTTGTGTTTGTCTTCGTGGCGATCATCATTTCGTTAATGCGAGAGAACTCGGTTATCGAGGATCCCGAGTACGATCCGTCCGCTTCCTGCACGGCGTATACTTCGAAGAAAGAACCTACCTGCATCAGAACGATAGTCTGGTCCCCATATTCTCCCTTGTGTTGCGTGGTGAGGGAGAGATAGTCTTCGACAATTCCCATTTGTAGTAGTCGGGTAGGGGCTTTAATTTGTTTTCTCTAGCACTATGGCAATGTAGATTTTGGTAAACGACTGGGAGATAGCGCACCATAGCGGGATAGCAATATGGGAGTTGAAGAGAGATACCACATCCGCCCTATGCTCGGCGTCGGTACTCTATGGGTCGTAGCGATCGTGGCCATGATAGCCACCTTATCCTCGGGAGACCCTAGCTTTCTCAACTTCGGGCCAGGAAAGACAACTTTCCTACAGTTCCACGTCGATACGTGGGGGAAGTGGAGTCTCGTGATGGCATATTCGTTCTTCTCTCAACTGGTTAACTCACTGATGAATGCTACGATCTACCCGTTCATAACGAATGTCATACGCGATCATAAGGCTGCTTGGGATGGCAGTGAGTTCTTTGGACAGTTAATAGCGCTCGTCTACAAACTGTACTACTGGATCAATGACATTTGCGATGTATTCCTCGTTCTTACGCTCCAACTACAATACTGGATACCGGGCCTCATAGCAGACATCGGGGTGTCGTTATGGACTACCCACTACTACCTGCGAGACAAGCCGGTTCTCGACACGTACGATATCATCTAGCCTCTCTAAACCGCCTCGCTGAAGAAGTTATGCATGAGGTTCTCTTGTGAGGTATTCTCGACGTCTCCCGCGAGAATAGACTGCTCGTACATTTGCCGAAGAACGTCCGCCGGAGCACTGCTCCCCGCCTTGAGTAGATTCTTCCGCCTGAGATAGTTCTTGACTTCCAGAATACTTTGGGTCTTGAGGGCTCCGTGCTCGCTCTGGACTTGCTTGCGAGTGGCCCGGTTCTTGATAAGCACGGCGACTCTCTTGTCGGGGAGTTTGCCGAGCCGATACTTCATCGTTCTAATGCGCGAAGCCTTGGAAGCCCGCGGCTTCATCTTGGCCTTGAAGCGCTCGAGCTTCATCTCTCTTTCCGACTTGGGCGCTTGACCGAAGTCCTTATCATCGATCTTAATGAGAGGCTGGGGCTCAGTGTCGAGGCTCTTCTGAGTATGGCGCTTCCACTCTCTGAAGGTTGGACGCGTGCCGTTCTTAAGCGACCCGTAAGGTGGTTGCTCACCGAAGGGGCTGTGGGGCGAGGTAGGCTGCGGGTTCGCAGGAGGAGGAGGAGGAGGTGGACTGTTCTGGTTTGTCTCTAGAGCTACCGGAGCAAGAGGAAGAGGATCAGTGGAAGCGGGTTTGGTTTCCTCGAGAGGCGCGGTCGTGATCTCGAACATGTCCTGAGGTGCATCGATCGACACGCGCGCGTCCTCCCTGCGGAGCGTCCTTTGTTTCTTCACCTTCTTCTGCTTCCGATTCTTGCGAGTAGAGAGATCCTGCAGAAAACTAAGAGACCGGTTGAATTCGTTCTGAAAGTCTTCTTCCTCGGCGTTCTGGACGCGGTCCTCTGTCAGCTCTTGTTCCTTCTTTCTCTGGAAGTCCTTAATACGCCCGAGAAGTTCTTTGCGCATTTTGTTAGACTGCTTGGGAGCCGCGGGCTTCTGCTTCTTGGGACGTTTCTGTGTTTTCTGTTTCTTACTTCTTCCGTTGGCCATCGCTAGATACTCGGGGTTTATCTGAATGGTCTTTCCCGACATCCTTGCAATAAGACGCAAGAATAATAACGTGCATCAAACATACATGTGCATGCACGAGGCTGGCTCAGGCTCGTCCTTGGTGCCTCCGACGGCTTTATAGAGTTCGAGCCCGCGCTGGATGTCCTCCATCAGCAACCTGGTCTTTTCTGCCTGGGACTTGCAGAATACGCGCCGGCTATGGCATATCTTGGTCTTAGCTAGGAGTGTTTCCATGTCGCGTCCGGAGTACCTAAAAAGCTGCATGTGGTCGGCAAACCACTGCTCGGGAACTGTCTCACCGGGATCGATGCTCCAACCGCTGTCATCCACCTTCTTGAGGAATATTCGACGAAGCTCATCTGCGGTGTAGTCGTCGGTATGAAATCGCCAAGAGAATCTCGACTCCAGTCCGTCGTTGAAGTTGAAGAAGCATTTTTGAAGCTCTTCCTCGTATCCAGCGACTATTACCATTATGGACTCCTTGTGGTCACTGAGTGCCTCACACAATGTATCGATACATTCCTTTGCGAAGGAATCTTTCTTCTCGTCGTTCCCGAGGGCATAGGCCTCATCGATGAAAAGAACTCCGCCCAGTGCTTCTTGAATAACGTCCCTCGTCTTCATTGCCGTTTGCCCGAGGTAGCCTGCAATGAGATCCGCTCGTGTCACCTTTCTAAATGTCCCCGCGGAGAGAATCCCCAACCTACTAAAGACCTTCCCGATGATCCGCGCTATTTCGGTCTTTCCGGTCCCAGGCGGACCGTATATCACCGTGTGCATGAAGTCGTTCTCCCCTGTTCCAAGCCTATGGAACCCCTGGACGTAGTATATTACCTGGTCCACGATGCAGTTTTTCAATCGTGCCATCCCCACCATGGCACTGAGTTCCTTGAGGGGGTCATGTATCCTGTACAGCGCCTCCATATCTATGCTATACTCGACGTTCTCGATCTTCGGATGGTCCTCGATGAGTCTAAGGAGGTCGTCTAGATCTCGGAGCTCTACATCGATTTCGACAAATTCAGTTCGAACAATCTCCTCGCGCGGGGATTGCATGGGTGGCGGATAGGTGGTGTGTCCACTCGGTTCGTAGAGCGTGTTGAATTCGCGGTCGATCGACGGTAGAAGATCGTTGATGATGCGGTCAATGCTGGAGGCCTGCGGACGCGGCGTGGTTGGCCAACTACGATTGCTTCTGTCGAGGAAGTTGATTACGGTTCCCGTGCGCCCTGTGTAAGGCGTGATCTCACGCGTCATCGTCGTAGATCCAGACGGGTCCGGTGCTGGAGACCGAAGATTCGCAGGCAGGGAACTGTAGGTAACTTGATCGAAACTACAATCGAATAGCTCCTTGCATATCTCTAGGTACACCATATGGAGATTGTGGGAAAGATCCTCGATGGATAACGGTGGAACGTAACTGTTAGAAGGGTCTGTCCATGTGAGCGACCCGCTTAGGTCGCGATGACGTCTATTAGGGTTGCGATTGCTCATGCTTCTCTATAATATGGGTATAGAAAACATTTAAAGATAAATTGAAACGATTTATAGCGGGAAATGTCGACACGAGAAAGTAGCATGTCGTCGACGCAAACGAACAAGGACTATGATGCCTCTACCGAGGCCCCATGGTCCATACTCAGTTCATACTTCGATGGCAAACACTTGAAGCAGCTGGTACGTCACCAGATTGAGTCGTATAACGACTTCGTGGGAGTGCAGATTCAGAGAACGATCGAAATGTTCAATCCAGTCCATATCCGCTCGGAGCAGGATTTCTCGAAAGAGGCTGGAAAGTACCGGCTCGAGATGTGGGTTACTTTCAGTAATTTCAGCGTTCTTCGTCCCCAGATCCACGAGAACAACGGCGCTCTGAAACTCATGTTTCCTCAGGAGGCGCGCCTGCGCAATTTCACGTACGCGTCCTGCATGACTCTCGACTTGAGCTGTAAGTATTTGGTGCGGAGTGGGGACAACCTGGAATTCGAGCACATCATGCACAAGACGCTCCCAAAGGTCCACATTGGCAAGCTCCCCATCATGTTGAAGTCAAGCATCTGCGTCCTCGAGCAGTACCGCCACGTGCCACATGACGTGAATGGCGAGTGTTCCATGGACGCAGGCGGATACTTCATTATCAACGGCTCGGAGAAAACCTGCCTCGCCCAAGAGCGGGCCGCCGAGAACCTCGTTCACTGCTTCGATACGAGCAAGAACAGCAGTAAGTGGTCGTGGACTGCAGAGACTAAGTCGGTCCCTGACTTTAAGTGCATTTCCCCGAAGCAAATCTCTATGATGGTCGCTTCCCGGAACAATGGCTTCGGATTTGGGCTATGGGTCCAGATCCCGCGAATGAAGGCTCCTGTGCCTCTGTTCGTCCTCTTCCGCGCTCTCGGTATTCTTTCCGACGCTGACATCTGTGAGCGCATCGTCTTGAATCTCGACGCCGAGCCCATGGCTGTCTTCGTCGAGGCTCTCCGAGGATCGGTCTATGAAGCCAACGAGCACCTCACGCAGGAGGACGCCGTCAGCTACCTCACTGATCAAGTCATGTTCACGCCCATGAACATGGATAAGGAGACCGGGTTGATGAAGAAGCGGGAATTTGCGCTTGACGTGCTTGAGAACGACCTCTTTCCCCATTGCCCTCACAAGGACCACAAGACGTACTTCTTGGGCTACATGGCACTCCGTCTCCTCCGCTGCTCGCTCGGGTTTGACAGCCAGGATGATCGCGATTCGTACCTGAACAAGAGGATTGATCTCACCGGCGCGTTGCTGAACAATCTGTTCCGGAACTACTTCAATAAGTTAGTCAAGGACATGCAGAAGCAGATCGTCCGAGAGATCAATAATGGCTCGTGGCGCTCATCCGAAGACTACGAGAACATTGTCAATTTCACGAACATCTACAAGATAATCAAGTCCACGACACTGGAGAACGGGCTGAAGCGTGCGCTGTCGACCGGTGATTTCGGCATCAAACACACGAACAGCAACAAGGTCGGGGTCGCACAAGTTCTCAAGCGTCTCACGTACCTCGACAGTTTGAGCCATCTGCGTCGTGTCAATACCCCAATCGATAAGAGTGGGAAGCTCATCCCTCCGCGCAAGCTCCACAGCACGTCGTGGGGTTACATTTGCCCGGCCGAGACCCCGGAGGGTGGATCTGTGGGCGTCGTGAAGAACCTGAGCTACATGACCCACGTGACCATTCCGTGTTGCAGCGCGGCTCTGTACGACTACGTCGACCCCTTCATCCAGGATCTCGCCGGGGTCTCGCCCCGGGATTTATACTCCGGTGTCAAAGTGTTCATCAACGGGTGCTGGCGCGGAAACGCAGCCGATCCTGAGAAGCTGTATGCAAGTCTGAAGGTGAAGAAGTCCAAGGGGATTATCAATATCTATACCTCGATCATATTCGACATCCGACGCTTGGAGATCCGGATCTGCGATGATGCTGGCCGCTTGACCCGGCCTCTCCTTCGGGTCCGTGATAACCGCCTCCTGATCGACACCCAGCACGTCCAGCGTCTTGACTCCAAGGAACTTGCCTGGGACGACCTTCTAACGGATTGTAGGATCGACGAGGCAGTTCTCGAGTACATCGACCCCGCTGAGCAGAACCTCAGCATGATCGCTATGCAGGCCCATGCACTTTCGGAGAGCGGGCCCTACATACGTCGCTACACGCATTGTGAGATCCATCCCAGCACGATCTTCGGGATTCTCGCGTCTTGCATTCCATTCCCGGAGCACAACCAGTCACCGCGGAACACGTACCAATGTGCCATGGGCAAGCAAGCAATGGGAATGTATGTGACTAACTACGACAACCGTCTGGACAAGACAGCGTACGTTCTTACATACCCCATGCGCCCGCTCGTGGACACCCGCATCATGAACCTCATTCGCCTTAACCAGGTACCCTCTGGATGCCAGGTTATCGTTGGCATCATGACCCATTCGGGTTACAACCAGGAAGACAGTATCCTATTCAACCAGGGTGCGATCGACCGCGGACTGTTTCAGGCGACGATCTACCATACCGAGAAAGATGAGGATAAGAAGATCCACGGAGACGAGGAGGTTCGGTGTCGTCCCGATCCTTCGAAGACCAAGGGAATGAAGTTCGGAAACTACACGAAGGTCAACAACCATGGGGTGATTCCCGAGGACAGTCTTGTCGAGAACCGCGACATTATCATTGCGAAGGTGCAACCGATCAAAGAGGCGCGGAATGACCATACCAAGGTTATGAAGTACTGCGATCAAAGCCGTCTCTATCGCACGCGCGAGGATGCCTACGTCGACAAGAACTACATGGAACGGAATGGCGATGGCTACAACTTCTGCAAGGTGCGACTGCGGACTGTCCGCAAGCCGGTTCTAGGTGATAAGTTCTCCAGTCGCCATGGCCAGAAGGGGACTATTGGCAACATTATACCCGAGGCCGACATGCCGTTCATGGCAAATGGTATGCGTCCCGACATTCTGATCAACCCTCATGCTATTCCCAGTCGCATGACTATTGCTCAGCTTAAGGAAACTTTGCTTGGAAAGGTCCTTCTCGAACTCGGGCTCTTCGGAGATGGCACGAGCTTCGGGAAGCTCGACATCAAGGATATTTGTAGCGAGCTCTCCCGCCTTGGATACGAGTCCACTGGAAACGAGCTCCTGTACAATGGCCTCACCGGCGAGCAGATTGAGACGTCTATCTTCGTCGGACCGGCCTTCTACCAGCGCTTGAAGCACATGGTCAACGATAAGCAGCACAGTCGCTCTATCGGCCCGATGGTCAACCTGACGCGACAGCCAGCTGAGGGCCGTTCGCGTGATGGAGGCCTTCGGTATGGGGAGATGGAGCGTGATTGCATGTGTTCCCACGGTGCCTCGAGATTCAACAAGGGGCGTATCTACGATGCATCGGATGCCTTCCAAGTCCATGTGTGCAAAAGTTGCGGCATGATCGCTGCCTACAACGACGAGCAGCACATCCACCATTGCCGCATCTGCGATAACCGCACGGACTTCGATCGGGTGGAGCTTCCCTACTCGTGTAAGCTCATGTTCCAAGAACTGCTCACCATGAATATTGGGCCGCGAATACTCACTTAGAGCACATGTTGGCTTCTCCGTTTCTACATATTATTTTCTAGCTGTAATCTATACGATGCCATCCAAATCACTGATGTGTCTTGCTTTTAGCAACCCGTCTAAGCTCGGGGGAGGGCTTCCAGGCGGCCAGCCACCGGGAGGCCTGATCGGAGGCGGAGGAGGACCCCAAGGAGGAAGTGGCATGGTCGGCGGAAGCGCTCGCGCCCGAACGCGGATGATCCTCCGCGACGCATTCGGAAACGGCTGCAAGTTCAAGCACCTTCCTTTCGCTACAAACTTGAGTTCTTACTACAGAACCAGCCCTTTCCGAATGGCGACGAACAGCGGCGACCCCAATGGGACTGTCAATGAAAGCCCCTCTCCACACTTGCCCCAGGTCAACGGTGTTGGAGGGATCCAGGGTGTGCGCGCTAGGTCCCGTATGACCATCGGGGGAGTCCATAACGACGCTAATGCCTACTACTCGGGGAACCCTAAGTACGTCTACGACAGCTCGAACTACACGACCTTCCGCAAGCGCCAAGCAATCAACAGGAACTACAACGACAAGAGTTTCGGCGGAGACAAGTACTATGCCGCGCAGGTTCCTCTCGCCCACGTGCGCCACTAGTCGCTTCGAATATTATATGCACACTGTATATATAATGTTCCCATTCTGGAAGAACTTGCAGATCCGCTCGGCACCTTCGTCTACTAGCATCCCAACGAAGCAATACATTGACAACAAAGTAACCCGCATTCCGATGGCAATGCCATTCAAGTCACAGAACATGAGCCAGGGGAGTGCTCTAGCCAACGCCCGCCAGGTCTATAGAAAGGATTCTGGGGGCGGCCGGAATTGGTACTCGGGGTCAGACGTTACCTATATGCGCAAGATTACTGCCATAGGTAAGAACGCTAAGACCATTAAACCATGGATTAACCATGGTACCCAGGGCGCGGTCGCTGAACCTGCTGCACTGTCTACTGCAGGTCAAGACCGGAGTCTCACGAAGAGTCGCCTCCAGAGGTGTCGGTCGGGCGGACCCGTCGCTCCCCCGAAGAAGGGGTTCATCGGCAACAGGTTTAAGAGCGGTGGAGGATGCTGCTAAGTTTTTATCTCATCGAATAGTATAAATGCAGAAGTACCTCGTCGAGTTTTTGGGAACACTGTTCTTTCTCTACGTGATTCTAGCTACCGGAAACCCGTGGGCCATCGGAGCGGCGCTTGCCATCGCGATCATGGTCGGAGGCAATGAGTCCGGCGGGAACTACAACCCAGCAGTCACCATTATGATGGCTGCCGCAGGTAAGCAGCCCGCCAGTGACGTCGTGCCTTACATCATTTCGCAGGTCGCCGGTGGGTTGGTCGCTCTCGAACTGTACAAGCGCGTTAAGTTCTGAGAGGAACCTTTAGCTATAATATAATTTTCTCCGGTTATATTA